TCGCGCTTCCGCTCTGCAATTATCACGTCCAGGGACACGCCCAGGCGCTCTTTGACGGCGCGGGAAAGGCTTGTGGCGCCTATTGAAAGCTCTTTCTCCAGGCCATTCACATCCTTAAGCGGATCCACCCATTCAAAGCCTTTACCGGTAAAGCTGCCCTTGGCGAAGTTTCTGAAATTGGAGGCCGGCAAGCGAATCGCCCCGGAGGCCATTGCGGTGGATAGCCAGGATCTGAAAATCGGCTCTTCCTCGTTTTCAATATTCAGCGCCCGGTAACACTGGGTCAGCGCCTTAATGTTCAGCTTGGATTCCCTTAAGGATGAGTAAGTTACGCCGCCAAAGTCTTGCGCCAGGGTCGGGTAGCTCATCAAAAGCCCTGAAGCCACGCCCTTCAAAACGCCGCCGCGAAAGCCGCTATAATTGGCATTTGGGTGCGTCGGGTTGAGCAGCGTTGCCTTTTCGCCAGGTTCAAGCTCCCATTTGCCGCCCGGTGAAAGCTCCTGGTCAGCATATTCATCGCCTTCATATGGCAGGCTGGCGTCGCGCTCGATGGCGACAACACTGGAAGCGGCCACCCTGGCGGCTATTTGTTCGGCTTCCTCGTATTTTTCCAGGTGGCGCAGGCCGGTGATGGCGCCAATCATCAAACTTTCGCCGTGTGCGCTTTCCGGGCGCTTGCGGTAAAAGCGGTGGATTATTTGGTCAGCCGGCACGCGGGTGCGCTTTCTTCCACTGCGGTTGTAGGTTTCGCCTGGATGTTCGCCAAGCAGGTGATAGGCCACCGGCTTGCCATACTGGTCGATTTCCTTGCCCATTACGATCCGGTTGCCACGGTCGTTTGTCTTTACATTGTAATCATGGTCTAGGCGGTCAATCTCCAGGACGTTGAGCGCGTAATTGTAATCATTATCAAAGCCGCGCAGCTTCTGAATCAACACGCCGCCATCCCTGGCACAAGCCCGCTCGGTCAATGCTTTAAGCTCACAATACGGCATATCGCCGGATGCGGTGCAGTTGCGTGCCTTTTTCCATTCTAGCCAGGCGCTTTCAATGGTCGCCCTGGCGCCGGCGTCTTCCCTCCCGGCGGCATTCTCGGCCAGGCTCTGGAACGTGAAGCCGGTGCCGATGATGTTGGTTGTCCATTCGTTAAGAAACCGGATGGCATAGCTGTTACTGCGCTCCAGGTCGCGGGTCATGTTGCGCAGGCGCTGCGCTCCTCCACGAAATTCGCTGTGGGCGTTGGTCAATGACGCGCTCCAGCCTTCGTTAAATTGGTCAGAAATCACCGCGCCATAGCTGCGCTTGCTTTCGCGCATGGTCATTTTTCCGGTCTTCGGGTTAAAACTGTAACGTGAAGCCATTTTATCCTCTTAAAAATATTCTGCCCCGTTTGCGGCGGGATCCGGTCGCCAGGCGGTGCGTGTGCCGGCGCTCGTTGTTTACCTTGGCCTGGTAGCGGTTCATTAGGCGGTGAAGTTCCGCTGCTGATACCTTGCTGATATCCTGCCCCAGGATTGATATGCTCTCCTGCACATCCACAAAGCGCTCTTCCAGGGCGGCTTCAATCAGCTTCAGGCATTTTTCGGCATGGCTGGGCGCGGCCACGGCCTGCGGGTTTGGCCGGATTACGGTTTCGCCAATCTGCACGGTCTTCGCCGTCGTATCCTTTGCCACGCGGATCGCCCAATTCCACCGGCCTGGCGCCAGGGCTGCGCTTTGTTCAGCGGTGAAGGTAAAAACGAAGTCGGCGCCGCTTGCGGATCCTTCCAGGCTTAATGGCTCTTCGCCCGGTCGTTGAAAGACGCAAGTTGCCACCCAGGCGCTTGATGCCGGGTATTCTGAAAAGGAACTTGTCCAGGTCGAACTGTCGCCTGAGAATTTGGATGGTTTTGGCGCAGAGTCAGCCACGCTCAAGAATAAGGCAACACAAGCTCCGGCGATAGGTCAGCCCATCCGCGCCTGCTTGAAGTTCAGGCAATTTGCGGCTATATTTTGCGCCAATGCGGAAAGCTACGATTGACATGGACGCCATGCGCACGATCCGGCGCAGCCCTGAAGCCACTGCCGGCACGCTGGCAACTTACGGCGCATTGCGTGAAATCGCCACGGAAGCTGGCAGCTGCGACTTCAATACGCGGCTAAAAGATATTAGAACGCGGTCGCTCCTGGGCGATACCGGGACACGCCGCGCCCTGGATCTCATGCACCGGCGGCGATTGATTGAGCGCCGCCAAGCTCCCGGCGGGATCCGGGTGCGGATGCTGAAGGTGGCCGATTATTGAGGCTTCAGCTTTTCCAGGCGGGCAAGTATTCCCTCTTGCGTGACTGTGAACGGCTCAACTTTGCCGCTTTCCCAGTCCCAAAGCACGCGGACGCTGGGCGGTTTCGGATCCTTGGCGAATAACGCAGCGAACTCAGCCTGGGTGAGACTGAGCCGCTTGCGTTCCTGTTTGAGTTTGTTGGCGAATGTCATATTAAAAGGATACGCGCTGACGGTAAATTAGTCTTTGCGGGACGCTTGACGGTAAGACATTACAAGCTGAACCAAATTGGGCTAAATTAGATTCCAGTTGTTCCTCGTCGGTAACGTGTAGTTTACCTGGGCTTTCCCTGGTTATTATACGCTCAAGGAAGATTAACCCGGCTGGGAAGGGAACCGCCGGCTCGGCTGGGAAGGGAACCGCCGGCTCCGGTGCGTGTGCTTGTTTTGCGTAATTGTATTTATTCATTGTTTTTTGTAGGTTGTGCCAGGCGGGATGGAACCGGCTGGCGGGTGATTGGTTGGGCGTTAGCAAATAACCAGGCGCTTGTTAAATTCCTTGTTGGTTTCATCTAGCCGGGCAATGCGATCTTCAATAGTAATTTTTGAACCGTTGCCCATCATCCACAATCCGCTTCTCAATCCCTTTGTTTGAAAGGTTCCTATCCATCCGTTATCATCGCACCAGCGAACCGTGGCAAACTTTTTGCCATCGCGGAGGATTGTCCAAAACTCAGCCCAGGAATAACGGCTGTTGCGTTCTGCGGTGTAGGTTACTCCGTCAATGGAGAGATTCAGGCTGCTAATGTCGGGGCTGTTGTTAATTGCGTTCTTCATTGTGCTTATATATTCGCATAATCTGCGAGTATAGCAAGCCCCTTTTAGCACTTTCTGCTATTTTTTTCGCTATTCCAGCGTATCCAGCGGCAATCTGGACGTTCCTGGCGTGCGGTTCTCCGTGGCCTTGTTCAAAAGCTCCAGAAATTCAGCCGGCTCCAGTTCCGGCAAGCCCAGGTATTTGATGGATATCAGCGGCGCATCGCTTCGCCAGTATTCTGCTAGTTCCTCCAAGGATTCCACGGTCGTGGGCGTATTAAAGCCGCCCATCAGCCAGCCGCGCTTCTTGAAACGCAGGGCGGTCGGATCCACCATGCCGTTGCTGTCGATGTATTCCAGGGCGCGAGCGGTTGCCCAGTCTTCGCGTGCCTGTATGAGAATATTGAAGTGAACGCGGGCGGCTGGTGGCAGTTCAGCCTCCAGGCGGGCAATATCCTGGCACTTGAAGGACATTAGTTAAAGCCTCCAATAAAGCCCCCCTTGCCCCGGCGTCGTGGCAGCTTGCGCCGGCGTGCGCCCGGTGCTGGTTTTGGCTCTGATGGCGTTGTGGATATTTTGCCGCCTTTCTTTTCCATGTTCTCGCGGATCCGGTCGAACCTGGGATTAATGGCAATGGCACCGGCCAGTGCATACACGAAAGTATCAAGCGGCTCATTCCGGCGCCCAGGCGGGCAGACGTAACGGGTGAACACTTCGCCGCGATATATCTCCTCCTTGCCATACTCGCAGGTCAGCCCTTCCACAAACTTCTCGGTCGCGCTGTCGTTGAAGTGAACATATCCCGGCGGGAACGGTTTGCCCTCGTCCGGCTTAGTTAATGCCAGGCGCTGATAGATAATATCCTTGGCCTGGTTAACGCCCAGCGGGTAAATCTTGGCCTTTGGGTTCGCTGCCCATCGAGGCTTGCCCAGGATTGGCGCGTTTATTGTCGGTGATCCCTGCACGGCGCTCACTCCCTGGCTTTGATGCGCAAACGTCCAGGGCAAGACGTGCTGATCCCAGTGGCCGGCGTCAACCATTACCCTGGTTCCTGCGGTCAGCAGTGCAATTTCCGCGCCGGTCGGGTGCGGGTATCGGCATGAGGCCAGGAAGGATTCCAGCGCATTCCATGTTCCAGGGTCATCCGGCGCCCCTTTTATCAGTCGGTGATCCAGTAGCCAGCTTTGTTTGCCTTCGCCCCAGCCCCAGACGGCAACTTCCAGCCATCGCTTCTGAACGTCAACGCCGGCGGTGGCAATCAGCACGCCATCAGGCAGTTCATGCCAGGGCTTGTAATCTTCTATTCTATCCAACAGCTGCCCGGCATCCGGCGCTTCTATCCTTTCCGGCCTGTATGGCAGCGCGTCGAATGTGTTGATAAGGACGTGCCTGGCGCGTTCCGGGTTGTCGGCCTTTTCAACGGCCTCGGCCTGCGCAGCCACCCAGTGCAGGTGAGACTTGAAGCCCTTTTGCGTTGGATGCGGTGAAAGCATCCCGTTGCCCCAGAAACCGGCGATACCTTTGAATGGTTGGGTTGGCCTCCATTCACCGGCGGCGATCATCTTGCGGCGCATCTTGTCGGTCAGCAGTTCCTTGCATTCAGGGCATTCAATCTTTGCCTGCTCCGGTTTGCCTTCCGGGAATTTCAGGTGGTCGCGCAGCATTACAAAGTATTTGC